TTTAAATGATTCATTGGGAAGATTTATAAGCATTTCACCCATTTTAAAGTCCTTTACTAAGACTGCGTTAAGTCAAAGGTGAGCATGCCGCTATCACTTTCAGTAACCTTTAAACCTAAATTAGCTGATTGATATGATGTTGCGTCCTGTAACTTAGCCAAAGCTCTCTTATGTTCGTTGTCATTTATATAATTATTTCGATCTGCAAGTTGAGACATAACACTCGCAACTTGTTTTTTTGGTGTTTTAAATATTTCTCTAAGCTCTTGCAAACGCATAGCTTTTTCTTTTGGAACAGTAAGAATACTAATTTCACCAAGAAGATCTTTAATTCTTTGCACATCACCTTCTGAAATTCCGTTTCCAGTTTCTTGAGTTAAAAATCTTTTGTATTGCGCTATCATCCTGTCTTGGATTGCTTTAGCCGTTGACTCTGCGGTAACTCCTTTTATTACTTCGCCGTCTACTTTAATGTCCTTTGACATTATATTATCGCCAAATCCAAGAGCGGAACCTAATTTACTAGCCCTACCAAACAATACATCTAGTGCTGGAGATCCAGTCTGTGTTCCTATCTGCATAACAATTTCTTCAAGATCGTCTATTGTTGATTCAGCTTGATTTACATTTCCATATGCAATTGCAACTGACTCAGCAGCGGCATCACCATCAACAAAAATATCTTTTCCTTGAGCTTGTGACCAAGCCTTTCTAATTACAATATTTTTTTCCATACCAGAAATAGGAGTTGTCTCCCAAGGTTTAGTGATCTCATTGGCTTTGCCGCCAGATTTGATATGCTCCATTATAACTTTTGTTCTATTGTCAGCATTTTTACCGAGCATGTCCATCTCGTGTTTTTCAAGAGCAAGTTGACGTTTTTGCTGAAAGTCTAAAATATTTTCATTTACTTTAGCTAAACCCTGTCTTTTTTCCTTTGCAAGAGCCGCCTCATTAGCAGAGTCAGTAGCGGTTTGTTGGAGAGCGTACTTTCCTCCAGCCAATTGTCCCGCACGAGCTTCGGCACGAGCCGCCGCTAATGCTGGCATAGCTTTTTCACCAGCCGCTCCAACTTCGCTTAGAATATTTCCAACATTAAATCCCTTGCCAGCTTTGTTTTGCATAAGAGCCAAGCCAAAAGCCATTAAAGCCTGTGATTTATCAACTTCACCACTAACGTCAATTCCAGTTGCTTTTGCAAAATCAGCTTTATAATCTTCAATGCTTTTTTTCTTTTTTGGTTCTCCAGAAAAAGACTCTTCAACTGATTGCATGGCATCTGCAAGAGCTTGCTCGTAAGGATTTGTAGTTTTTTTCTTTGGATCTTCAGCACCTTTAGACGTACCACTAAACACAAGACCTTGACCTGCATTAGNCTCACCAAGNCCACCAGCCTCTTCGCCGCTANCAGCGCCGCCAGTGGTTGNNGTGGACGGAGTAGACCCTTCAGTGCCAGCAGGAGGCTCTACGCCAAGACCAGCGGCTCCAATGTCAACATTTAGGTTCGGATCTATTTCAGAAAACACGAGAGGTTGGTTTTCATTACTTCCACCAAGATCGCCATCACCAGTGAGAGGCATTCTTTCAGACTCTATGCCTCCAGCAGAGGAATCTGGACTAAAGATATTATCAGCAATAATAGATTGTCCTTGTTGATCATCAGGTCTTAAAAGACCTCCGCCTTGGAGAACGCTTTTAATACGGTTCATAGCCGCTTCTCTAGTGCGCTCTGGACTTCGACCATAAGTTCCAGGGGGAGAAACAATATTAAGACCGCCACTCAATCTTGATCCAGTCCCACTTGTAAGATTTTTTATTGCTTGAAGAATCCCCCCTTGAGCAGACTTTCTTGCATTAATTGCTTCAGTCTGAGTAGGGTACATGCTCAATATTTCACCCAGTATACCACCGCTTGCCGCATCCTTACGAAATGCCGCTTCGTTTGCGTCACCTTGCAGAGATGGCGTTTTAATTGCCCCTAAACCAGAGCCTAAAGGTAGTGTTTGATTTTGAGCCATCTAAGCTCTCCTATGCGCTGCCAGTTGGCTTGATGCCCTGTAAGGCAGTATACGCGCCCACACCTGCCAAGAAGGGATTGGTTTGCGGGGTTGTGGCTGATTTAAATGTAGACGATAAACCAGCACTAGGCATGCCCTTGAGCAAGGACTGTCCCATTTCAAGGCGTGTGAATGGCTCTTGCGCTGATGCTAACTGATTTTGTCTTTGAGCTTCAAGCTGTTGTGACTGAAGATTTCGACCAATATCGCCAATTTGTGTAAGCATACCAAGATCAGCCCTGCCAAGTTCTGACTGCACACGCCCAATATCGGCTGTTGTACCAGCTAATTGCCCATATGCTTGTCCAATTCCACCCATAAGTTGAGCGGATTTTTGTGCAGCATTTATTGCATCTTGATAGCCCTTACGTTGCGCTTCTCCCACAGCAGCCAATCTACGGCCTTCTGCGCCAGCAGCTTGCACACCTTGACGAGAACCACCAAAAGCCCCTGCGCCAACAGCCGAACCTGCTAGTTTGTTTTGTTCCATAGCCGCTTGACGATTTATTTCATTAATAACACTGCCCTGATATGGGTTCATGTATTGTTGAGCCATAGCTGGCAAATCCATTAAAGAACCAAGACCAGCAGAAAGAGCCGCCTGTCCACCTAGCGTTTGCCCTGAAGCCCCTAGCGTAAACGGAGCGTAAGAGCCAACCATGCCCGGAGCCATGTTAAGAGCTTGTTGTTGTAGGGGATCAAGCCCAGCAACTTGTTGTTGCGGTAGATCAATAGGGGTATCAAGGAGACCTAGTGAAGTTTGACCGCCAGATGAGTCAAACTCACCGAATGCTGTTCCAAGGAGGCGCTTTTCCAACCCTTCAAGATAGGGAGCTAGACGTTGTATTTGTTCTACTGTTTGTGTAGACATTATGCCATCCCCTCAAATTTATCCATCATACTGTACATTCGATTGAGACCTTGGTTTAAATCACCACCACCCGCGCCTTTAACAGCATCACGGGTCATTACAAACTCACCAGCCGTTAATAATGCTGGCACATCGTCTTTAGTTCCAGATCCTTCATATGGGTTAATAGGTCCATCTCTTCTAGGAGGATTCGCTGGATAATTATCCGTTGCGCCGCCTTGATTAAAATACTGAACTAAACCACCTTGATTGTAATTTATGCCACCAAGCTTACCATATTGCAAACCACCAGCATATGGTCGTTTTTCAAACGCCGTTCTTGTGTCTTCTTTATCACCGCTGGCTAAAAGCTCTGCAAGCAGACCTGCGGCTGCGCCTTCGCCAAGCTGTGTGTTTAAAACTTTGTATAACAAATTGTTATCACCCATTCCAAGGCCCTGTAATAACTCAGCGGACATGGTTTTGGGCTTGACTGCTTCAACTGCTTGGCTTGCGCCTGTGCCTGCTGGGACATTTGCTTTTCCTGTTCTAGCAGAACCACCTGTTACAAAATCCGGCCTGCCTCCAGTGTTAGGAACAAACTGTGACGTTTCTGCATTTTGCCCAGCGGCCTCACCTGCCCGTCCAAACATGGTAGATCCTATTCCACCCAATAATGCTGATTTTAGAGCGTCTTTAGGTTTTTGACCAGTTAGCAGGCCAATGCCTCCTGATAGCAAAGCATTTTGTACGGCTGGGTTTGCCATAATCCCAGTTGCACCACTAAACAAAGGGGCGGCAGCAGGCCCTAAAAAGCTACCGGCTACAGCAGGCAGAGCTATTTTGGCTATATCATCTAATAAACCCATAGTTTAAATCCTTACTAACACGAACAATTATACAGAAAAATCTTGTTATGTCACTATCTTCACTGTTCCTGAGTCATTATACAAAGAACCAACTTCAAGACCAGATGCACTTGTAGGCAATCCTGTTAAAGTGGCAGTAGAGGCACGAATGCCTCCGGGGTTACGTTCCTGCTCAATAAATATCTCTAAAGCCCTTATTAAATCAGACATATAGCTTACACTGTACTCCTCTGGGGCTTCTGGAAGTCTTGGTGGTGGGACTTGGTTGCTAGACACTAGCGCCTCCCATCCTGACGAATATTAACCCGTGGGCTTCCCAATCTCCACTTAGCCCCAACTGCACTTGATTCAACTCGCAAAGCAAAGGAACGCCCCCTTGATCTTAGGTCTAATTGTTGCGTGTATTCTTCTACAGGGACGCTTTGTGTTCTGATTGTTGTGCCAGCACCTGTACTGTCAAAATCTTGCCCGGGGTTGTCTCTGGACTTTATTGTAAATGTAGCTTGAGGCGTAGATATAGATGTTGATCCAGAAAAACTTAAATCTGGTATAACTTTATTTATAAAAGTAAATCTATCCCCATCACCAATGTCCATGACTGCGGACTCTATATATGACTCCATGCCCGATCCATCGTCATCATGACCAAACTCTTGATTATACAAATAACCACTATTGTCTGTGGCTAGCGGAAACGGCCTAGTTCCACGGTCCAGCCATGCTGTTCTACTAAGTGTGCCATAGTACCATATTTTATCCAGATAGTTATACACTACATATCTGT